GCATGGTTGTCGACGCTTCTTTCATTGAAAGTTGTCTGTCCCCAGATCTTCTGAACTTGATTATACTGGCCACCTTCATCTCTTGCCCATTCAAAACAGGCATTTTTTGAAGGCTCAGTGACCTCTATTACTTTCTTATAAGGTAATTTGAACTTTTGTCCTACCCCCATGAACTTTCCCTCTAAACGTTCCATAAACGCCTCATCTATATCTGATGGAGCGGTTGTTAGAACCTTTAGGTGTGAAAGCTTGGACTTTTCAATATAAGTCCTAGGGATTGTATTACAAGCTCTTTTTACCCCCTGGAGTAACGCCGTGAAAAACGAAGTATTTTTGTCATTCAAGGAAACAAGTCTAGCGTGTATCTTTTTATAGATAGCACCGCCAAAGACCGACCAAGAAGGCAATCCTTCAGGTTTTTCAGGTAGTTCGTTACGCAAGTATCGAGCCATTGGAAAAGCCGTACAGTATTTCGCATACTTTACAAAGTTCTCCACCTTCCAGTTTGCCACTTTCGCAAAGCCGTCCCAGAGGGTATTTACTGAAATTTTGGAAAAATCCAAAGAATCAAGTAAAATCTCAAGGTAAGCTAATAAAAAGTATATAGCAGACTTAGAAGACTCCGGAAGCAACAGTAACACATGTCGCTTCCCCACATAGTCCCGGTTCGCCACTGACACACCCCGCTTTTTATTTTCTTTAGTAAAAAGCAATTGTTGGTAGTGTGCTGAGCACTTCCCAGGAACAAGGACCTGCGCCTTAATGAACGGACGAACGATTCTGAAAGCTAAATCAGTCTCGATGTCATTGTTCAATATGATAAACGCACGGTCCAACTGAGATCCGCCTCGGATCTCAACCTGGCCTCCCTTTAACCCATCTAGAAGAGTAAGCATCTCGTATGCGTTCTCTACCTTCTTAAGTACAGAAGATGATGAGTTTCTGGGTCGTGTCCCAACAGTCATTTCGACTGTCTGTACACGATCATTTGCCCCCTTCAAGGGCAAGGAACCCGCAGATTCCAGTACTTCTCTATGGTGATTTTTACCCATGGATTATTTCTTATATGAGTATGAG